TGCAGAACCCGGTCTTACGGAGCCGATTGCCTGTGGCTGCATTTCAGACTACGACCTCAATCTGCTCGGATTTTCTGAGGATGCAGAATCAAACGGGGCTGGCTATCAACGAAAGGGCTGTATGTGTTATGCAGGGAAAACTGAACTGCTGAAACATAAGACGAGATGCCCCCACGGGTGTCTTTACTGCTACTGGAAAGATATAAGAGGCTGATTTGATATGGAGTTCTATAGTAACTGTTTCATTGAAGTGATTAAGGCAAAAATCCGCAACCCAAAAATCATCGTCATGTATTTACCAGCATTTTTGAATGAGGTTCATTGTCCGCACTGGATGTGGATGGACGAAAATGGCGAACACGACTTCCATTTTTCTGGGAAGTTACCTTGGTATAAATGGTTTTGGCACAAAGGGACAATTAGAACTGTCCATCGTGGTTGCTACAAAGGTTGTGTTTCTCAAATGATAGAAAAGAAATATTATATGAAAGGTTAATTCGATGACTAATTTCGAGGAAATCAAAAGGAAAATAGCCACTATGAATACCGATGAGCTGATAGAGTTTTGCGGCGGGGATACTTGCGAGAATGTGCTTTGCTCTTTTGTGAGCGATGGCGATTGTTGCGGGAACAATTGCAAGGTCAGCTATGATTGTGGAGACTGCATTAAAAAGTTCTTGCAAAGAGAGACGAGGGTAGTCAGATGAAATGTCCATATTGTGAATCTGGGACAAATGATTTTGTTCCAATGAACCAGACCGCTGAATATAGCGGCATTGAGATGTCCGTAAACAGACAAGGGATGTTGAGAGTAAGAGTGCTTGACGATGACGGTGGTTTTACAACCCAAGACATTGTCGAGATACGCAGTTGTCCGCTGTGCGGAAAGAGATTTGTGAAAGGTTGATTTGCATGAGCGGCATTATCCACTGCCCAAGATGCGGGCATCATGTGAATATACAGTTTGGCGAAACTGCAGGGTATTGCCCCTTATGCGACAAGGAGGTTCCAGCTATGGAGAAAAGAACGATTTGGGTGAAACCGTCCACGTTTGCTCCAGAGTTTGAGATGATTATTCCCGTCCCGACAGACCGAGACGATGAGGAGTATATCGACGAACTGCTGGACGGAATTTTGAACGATGAATTCCGTTACAATATCGAGTGGGATTTTGTGGATGGATTAAGCTGAACATAGAACATATGTGGTGGCGGAATAGGTAGACGCCGAGCGGGTGGGAGAGACAGTGCTGCAGACCTGATAAACCCGTCAAACCAATTTTCTTTCCATGCGAGGTGCAAATCCTCGCCCACATTTAAGATGACCGATTGGAGGTGTGGCTGTGACTGAGCGCAACGAGCACAAGAACGAAAAATACCAAGATGGTGACATCTATTTGAATCCATGCTTCGGTGACCTGTGGGTTGTGGATGGCACATCGTTCATTAAAATCAATAACGGATATGCGATTGACTTGGACGAGCCGGAAGGCTTCATTAAAGTTGGACATATCGATGGGGTAATTAACAGGAGAAGAACCAATGACAGTCAGGGATGTCCTTCCAAATCATCCAGTTGAAATTATGGTTAGAACCAACTATCCAGAAAGCCTTTTGCCGTATCTAAGCAGCGAGAGAATTGAACAGGGATTGTTGGTTGGTTATTGTTCTTGGGATGGTGATAAGCTCATTCCTGCTGATGGCGATTACTATTCTGTGGATGAGGTTATTTCAAAATACGAGTACGAAGAGAATGGCAGTTTGACATACTGGACTGTCTCCGAATGGATGTAGGCAACGACCGCTTTGTAGATTTGCTGTTATACATATTTCTCTCAGCAGCTTTTCGCCAAAGGCAAAAGCAAGAATTCGGCACTATGCTCGTAAACCAGAAGCCCGCTACGCGGGCGGTTTTTCTTTTACTCACTCGCATTGCAAGCAACGCTCGTGAGTTCTGGTTTACGACCAATGCCCATACACATCGGTTGAGGGGTTTAGAGAAACGACCGATGCGGAAAGCGGTTACAAACAATGTTGTGGGAGGTGGTGAAGAATGAGTGATGCAGAACACTTGATTGAGAATGCCATTTGTGATTACGAAGAGAACGGGTCTTTCGACAGGTTCTTGGCGTGTAGTGTGAATAAGACAATGGCAGACGCTATTGGAATTAGGTTGGAGATAGTTACCGAGATGGCATACCATGTTTTACACGCCTTCAAGCCGGATTGGACAGAACATAATGCGGATTGAACTTCTCGATACATACGGTATCCTGCGAATCAAGACGACCGAATTCCTTTTTGATTTGGAAGACCTCCCCCTTATCAAGGGGCGCGACAGTTGGTACTGTGACAAGGACGGTTATCTTGTCAGCAGCTACTTTTATAATGGCGTTCGACGCTTTGTCCGGTTCCATCGACTTGTGATGCACGCAAAGCCCGGTCAATGCGTTGACCACATCAACAAAAACAAAGCGGATAACAGGAAGAAAAACTTGCGGTGTTGCGAGCGTTCTGAGAACGACAGAAACCGCAGCCTGTATTCGTGCAATACGTCTGGTGTCGCTGGCGTCTACTTCGACAAACAACGTAAGAAGTGGGTTGCCAGCATTACTTATAACCATAAGAAAGTTTACTTGGGCAGGTACGCGGTCAAGGAAGAAGCAATCTTGGCTCGGCTGACCAAGGAGGTCGAATTGTATAAAGAGTTCTCGCCGCAACGAGAGCTTTTGGAATCTCTAAATCTATAGGAGGCAAACGTGAGAGTAATCTACAAGTATCCATTGGAGATTACAGCAGAACAGGTAATCAATATCCCGATGTTGTACTTCGATGACCGCGTTGCAAGATGCAACGAACAAGTTCTTCATGTGGATGTTCAAGACGTGATTCGACCTTGCCTTTGGTGCATGGTTGATACCGAGAATCAGACATATCCAATGAAGGTTGTAACAAAAATGACCGGCGAGGAAATCCGGGAAGATGAGAAGGACAGACTGAAATATGTTGGCTCGTATCTCATTGGTGGCGGTGATTTCGTGGGTCATGTGTTCGTATGTTACGAATAAAACCTGAGTTTTATAAGGAGAAAATGCTATGAAGTATATGCTGATTGAAGTAATGGAGCGAGAAATTTCCGAGCCTGAGTATTTCAATACGCACGATGCGGCGCATGATGAGATGTGCCGACGTGTCGCTGAGGTTTACGATATCTCTCCTGACGAAGTCAAAGAGTCTTATCTTGAGGCGAAGACCTGAATGAGAACGCCGTGGTTCTTGAGGACATTGCGTGGGCTGAACGGTATGGTAAGAACTTTGACTGGAAAATCTTCGCCATTGAGCGAGATACTCTTGCGCAGGTAACAGCTCCTCCTCTGTTCAATACCCTGAGATAACGATGATGCGGTGACGGAATAGGTAGACGCGCTTCCCGTATCACGATAGGTCACCCTAAACCACAGATACATATTCGAAAGGGGTGACACAAGTTGGAAACAAATAAACAAAATGAGATACGCAATGCTTATGAGCATAGCGCACAAGTCCAGTGTATTCCCGCTTCGATTAAAAAGACTACTGAGCACAGCGAAGAAGACCCATTGGTGGTCGCGCCGTATTGCAGAGTCAGTACGGACAACAAAGACCAGCTCGCAAGCTACGAGCTGCAGTGCCAGTATTACAAAGAATATGTGTCGAAGCATCCGGGGTGGCGGCTTTATGACATCTACGCCGATGAAGGGATTTCTGGGACTTCCGTAAAGAAACGCACGGACTTCTTACGGATGATTGATGATTGTAAAGCAGGCAAAATCGACATGATTATCGTGAAGAACATTGCAAGGTTCGCACGAAATGTTGTTGACTGCGTTGCCACTGTGCGTATGCTCAAGGCACTGGACAAGCCGGTTGCTGTTTATTTTGAGGATATTGCAATCAATACCTTGACACAGACCGGCGAGCTTCTGATGGTCGTTATGGCTGCTATTGCGCAAGGCGAGTCAGAAGCAAAGTCTGAGAGCGTGAAATGGGGGTTCCAGAAAAGATTTGAGAAGGGGCTTCCAAAGCTCGCAGACCTCTATGGGTACACCAGAGATAAGAGGCTGCTGGAGATTTACGAACCTGAAGCGAATGTTGTGCGGCTGATTTATCAAATGTTCTACGATGACAAAACGATTCCTGAAATCTGCTACATCTTAAACCAGCAAGGTATTCCATCCCCACGAGGTGGTCAGTGGACATACTCTACGGTAAAGACAATCTTGACAAATGAGAAATATTCCGGTGACGTTTTGATGCAGAAGACCGTTACCGTGGATATCTTTTCGCATCGCTCTATTCGGAACGACGGACGTGCTAACCAGTTTTTTATCCAAGGCTATCACGAAGCGATTATTCCGAGAGAACTTTGGCTTGAGGTGCAACAGATTCTAAAGGGCGAAAATGTTGTTCCGGTTCCATCAGTTGATGAGGTGGCAGATTTGTCTGCATCTGATGTCCCTCGGATATTGGATGGCTTTTTTGTAATTAAACCTCGAAAGGATGGAAACAATGAGTATCTTAGACAACTTTGATGTGGTTGGTGTTCCTCGTACATTCAGTATTGCAGAGGTTCGAATCCTGAAGAACCGCATCTCCTTTAACCTTGCAACAGCTTCCGAGATTGGCTATCCGCCGTTTGTGCGGCTGTTTATCAGCAGAGACAAAACGCAGATTGCGTTGCAGCCTTGTGCCAAAGAAACGCCGAACGCGATGAAGTTCTTTACATCGGATTCTACGAAAGACGGAAAGCCCAAGAAGAGAATGATTCCGGTTGGAAATCGTGCGCTGACGGCGCTTGTAAAAGCCGGTATTGGTGTCGAGATGAATGTTCCGTTAAAGGCGCCGGGTGTTCGCTTCGCAGATGAAGGCGTCATCATCTTCGACCTCAAACAAGCAACTGACATGAATCAACCAAATGCTTGCACAGAAACTGGTCTGTGCCTGATTCCCACTCCGGCATATCCATTTGTTGAGATGCCGTCTGGATACTTCGCATCATAATTGCAGGTGCAAGCCTGCATACATACTTTGGAGGTGAACCCACTTGAGTAAGAAATATGATTCACTCGGCGACAGAATGAAAGGCTACGAGAATATTGCTCGCAACTATTTGACTCGTCGGATTCCAACCATTATCAGAGTGGACGGCAAGGCGTTTCATACATTCACAAGAGGTATGGAAAAGCCATTTGACCGCATCTTGATGACAACGATGCAAAATACAATGAAGTACCTGTGTGAAAACATTCAGGGCTGTGTCTTCGGATATACGCAGTCAGATGAAATCACGTTGGTGCTTACAGACTATGCGACAATCACAACGGATGCATGGTTCGGATACAACATCCAAAAGATGTGCAGCGTTTCCGCTTCAATGGCTACGCTCGCTTTTTCAAATGCCTATACTGTTGAGCTGTGGAAAAACTTCCCAGAAGCGATGCGCAACAGTATCGAGGCAGTTGGGCAGGCAAACTTTAGCCAGAAAGAGCTTCATGGTAAAAGCTGTAACGTTATTCAAGATATGCTCTGGAAGGACTGCGGTATCAACTGGAATGACTTCCCTGTTGACTGTAAGCGTGGTTCGGCTTGTTACAAAACAAGAGTTAGAGAGACCGTCTCTATCCTCAATAAGACTGAAACGGTTGAAGTTTTCAGAAACCGTTGGGTTATTGACCGAGAGCCTCCCATTTTCTCGCAAGAAAGAGAGTATGTTGAAAAATGGATATGACACCGACTGAAGTTGCCACTTGTATTTGCGATATCTATGAGAAACTCGGACGTTTAGAATGCCGCCTCGAAAATACACGAGGAGATTTAGTCACCACAATAGAACGAAACAGGCAGCACACAGAAGAGTTCCTGAACCAGCAGACAGATATCGAAAACAAAATCGATATAGCCCTGACAACGGCTGTCCATGAATTGATTGAGTATCTACGATACCAAGACATCCAAGCTTTGGATGAGGAAGAGTTTTTGCTAAGGGTTCGGGAGCTTATTCGTGTTGAGCAAGACGAACGCCTTCCGTTCTAAGGAGGAAAAATATGAGTTGCTATAAAGACGGTGGCTGTGGTATTTATGAGATGTATTCTTGCTATGAATGTCCAGCAAGCAAGCCGGAGTACCTTAAAAGAAAGTCGCGCGAGCCGCAAAGATTACAGGCAATCGGAAACCTGCACGACGTAGCCAAGCAGATTCTGGATGACGAAGTGGTCATTCTCCTCCGTCAATACGGAACAACGCTTGCACCGGGACGAATGGGAGATGAGAGTCGTGTTCCAAAGTGGCTGCTCGTTCTTGCGGCAGACAGAATCGAGGAGTTAAAAAATGCAAGAACAAAGCAATAAACAGTTCTACATTTCAGATTGGCATTATGGTCATGCAAACGTGATTGCCTTTGATAACCGTCCGTTCAAATCGCTTCTGGAGATGGACGAAGCACTGGTTGACCGGTGGAATGCAGTGGTTTCTCCGGGCGATATTGTGTATGTTCTTGGGGATATGTTCTGGTGTAAGGCACAAGATGCTATCCCTATTTTGCGTTCCTTAAAAGGACAGAAGTTCCTGATTAAAGGGAACCATGACCGGTGCAATGACAACAAGTTCTTGCGGGAGTTTGTTAAGGTCACAGAGTATCTCGAAGTGAAGGACAGCGGTCGAACAGTGATTCTTTGCCATTACCCAATTCCGTGCTTTAAGAATCACTTTTACGGTTCCTTCCACTTGTATGGACACGTTCACAATTCTTTCGAGTGGAACATGATGGAGCATGACAAGTATCTGATGGAGGAACTGTACACGACACCTTGCCAGATGTTTAATGTCGGAGCAATGATGCCGTGGATGGACTACACGCCTCGGACGCTTGATGAAATCATTGCGGCAAATTCGCATAACGAGGCTGTTAGAAATAAATGATGGCTTGAATCACTTGTGCCACAAGGCTTTGAAAGGCGCTTGATGAGTGGTATTAGTGCATCATATAAAACAAAAGGAGTGGTCACTTGTGATTTACCTTGACAATGCTGCCACCACACAAATGGATGAACGGGTTCTTGAAGCAATGATGCCATACCTGACAACGGAGTATGGTAATGCAGGAACCCTCTATAAGTTTGGACGAGCTGCGAATGAGGCTGTGCAGAAAGCCAGAGCGCAAGTGGCAGCTTTAATCAACGCAGAACCAGAGCAAATCATTTTTACATCTGGTGGTAGCGAAGCAAACAATTTAGTCTTTCGGGGTTTGAAGGACTATCTGAAGAGTATCGGTAAGACGCACATTTTGGTATCGGCTGTTGAGCATGATTCTGTCCTACGAGCCGCAGAATCGCTTATAAAAGACGGGTTTCATGTAGAGTATATTCCGGTATCCAGTGAGTGCAGGGTCTCTCCTGCTGTCATTGAGGGCGCATTACGGGCAGATACGGGGCTCGTATCTGTGATGTTTGCGAACAATGAAACAGGCGCAATCAACCCAATCGAAGATATTGGAACGATTTGCATGAAGCGCGGGATTCTGTTCCACACAGATTGCGTGCAAGCTGCGGGATGCTATCCTATTGATGTAGTGAAAATCGGTTGCGATTTCCTTTCGGTGTCATCACATAAGATTCATGGGGGTAAAGGCATTGGAGCTTTGTACGCAAAGGATAAGTCCAAACTTACACCCATTGTATATGGTGGTTCAGAGCAAGAGTTCGGGCTGAGGGGCGGAACAGAAAATGTTGCTGGTATCGTAGGATTCGGAAAGGCTTGTGAGATTTCATCGAAGAGTTTGCACGAAGATACGGTGTGGGTTTCAACATTGAAACAGCGATTTTTCATGGCGCTGAATGAAGCGCTTAAAGATACGGGTGATGAAAGCTGCGTCCATGTAAATGGTATGTCGATTCTTACACCCGGAAAGACAATTAACTTGAGAATGGACGGCGTTGATGGTGAAACGCTCTTGCTTATGTTGGATGGCAAGGGAGTTTGTGTTTCTGCCGGGTCTGCGTGTAGGAGTCACGAAGCAGAACCAAGTCACGTTTTATCTGCAATGGGATTATCCAAAGATGAAGCGCGGTCTTCCATCAGAATTTCGTTCTCAAAGAAAAACACGGCTGATGAAGCCGTAAGAGCTGCACAGATTTTAGCTGGGTGCATTTCAGCGCTCAGGGCGAGAGAAGAAAAGGAGTAAGGTTATGACGATTGAGCAAATCAAAGAGATGGTCAACGGTTCTGCTTATGATTTCCTTAGAACAAACGAGCACCTCGGGCGCAAGATTATCTTTCTTACGCTTGGTGGCAGCTATTCCTATGGAACGAACGTCGAAACATCCGATGTTGATGTAAGAGGGTGTGCGTTGAACAGTGAATCAGATTTGCTTGGTCTGACGAGCTTTGAGCAGGTCGTTAATACACAAACGGATACGACAATCTATGCTTTTAATAAGCTGGTGAGCCTGCTCCTAAATTGTAATCCAAATACGATTGAAATGCTTGGGTGTAAGCCAGAGCACTATTTCTACATCTCAGACATTGGCAGAGAAATGATTGCCAACAGAAAAATGTTTCTGTCCAAACGAGCAGTTCATTCTTTTGGAGGTTATGCGAATCAGCAGCTCCGGCGCTTGGAGAATGCTCTTGCGCGAGATAGGCTGTCACAGGCAAGAAGAGAGGAACATATTCTCAACTCTATGAAAGGCGCCGTTAAATCATTTGAGAGTCGATACACGATTTTTGAAAATGGCAGCATTGTTCTCTATACAGATGAGAGTCCGCGAGAGGATTTAGACCGTGAGATTTTTGCAGATATCCAGCTTAAAAAGTATCCGGTCAGAGAGTTCAATAGTGTAATCAACGACCTGACGAATGTTATCGGGACGTATGAGAAGCTCAACCACAGAAACCATAAGAAGGACGATGAGCATTTGAACAAACACGCGATGCATCTTATTCGTTTGTACCTTCTCTGCTTGGATATTCTGGAGAAAGAGGATATTGTCACATATCGTGGTGATGACCTGCCTCTGCTGATGAGTATCCGTAAGGGTGACTATCAACTGGAAGATGGAACATATAGACCAGAGTTTTTTGAAATGGTTTCTGACTTTGAAAAACGACTCAATTATGCAAAGCAAAACACGAGCCTCCCAGATAACCCGGATATGAAGAAAGTTGAGGAGTTCGTTATGAGTGTAAACAGGAGGGCGATTGATGCATAGGATTTCTATCCCCAAAGGTGCGCGAGCAGTTCTGCTGAATCTCCGATATGAAAACCATGAGGCATATGTGGTTGGCGGATGTGTCCGAGACAGTCTGCTTGGGAAAGAACCAAAAGATTGGGATATCTGTACCTCTGCTACACCGGATGAAGTTAAGGAACTAATGCATCGTCGTGGCATAAAGACAATTGATACTGGGCTGCAGCATGGAACAGTAACGGTTGACATGGGCACTGTTGGGAAGTATGAGGTCACAACGTTTCGAATTGATGGAAACTATACAGACGGGAGGCACCCTGATTATGTGGAGTTTACCGAGAGCATTTATAAGGACTTGTCTCGCAGGGATTTCACCATCAACGCTATGGCGTACAACAGTGCTGGATTGATTGACCCCTTCCACGGGAGAGATGATTTACAAGCAGGGATTATTCGCTGTGTTGGCAATCCTGATGAGCGTTTTGAAGAAGATGCGCTTCGCATTTTGCGAGCGCTGAGATTCGCAGCGACCTATGGCTTTTCTATCGAAGAACAGACAGCCGCTGCCATCCACAAGGATGCTTGGATGCTAAAACGTATTGCTGCAGAGCGAATCAATGGCGAGCTTTGCAAAATGCTGCTCGGCGACGGCATCTTAAATGTGCTGCTGAATTTCTCAGATGTTATTGCGACGATTATTCCAGAAATGGAGCCTTGCATTGGGTTTGAACAGAACAACAAGTATCATCAATACACTGTGTACGAGCATATTGCCCACGCTGTTGCGAACTACAAGGGTACCGATGTGTCTGTTAAGGTAGCCTTACTACTCCACGACATCGGAAAGCCACAATGCTACACTGAAGATGAAAACGGTGGGCACTTCCACGGTCATGGGGTACCAAGCCGTGATATTGCAGAACAAGTTTTGGATAGACTGCGGTTCGATAATAAGACAAAGCAGGAAGTTCTTGAACTCGTGCTTTATCACGACACTATGATTGAGCCAACACCCCGCACAGTCCGCAAATGGCTGCATAAACTCGGTGAACGTCGGTTCTCGCAGTTTTTGGATGTGCGGATGGCTGATATTCTTGCCCATGCAGAGGGTACACAGGAGTCCAGAATCGAAAGATGCATTGCACTCGGTTCCATTATGTCTGAGGTTTTAGAAGCGGAGCAGTGTTTCGCATTAAAAGACTTGCAAATCAACGGAAGAGATATTATGAACCTCGGCATTGAACAAGGGAAACGTGTTGGCGAAATCCTTAACAGCCTTTTAGATGAAGTGATTTCGGGTGCTTTAGAAAACGAACACAATGCTTTGATGCAGAGGGCGGTGGAGCTTCTTGGCTGAACCCAAATACCCCAAAGGTGAAAGAGTCTGGGTTGGATATTATAATGCCGAGCATGAGCTCTGCTTTATTCTTACCAGTAAAGAGAGCCGTGAGTTTTATTTCCTGTATGAGCTTGTTGACGGAGAGTTTAAGAAGCTTGGAAAAGCACGGACACCGAAAGAACTTGAGGATAAGTTCGAAGTTTCGAAGAGAATGAGGTGTGCGCAATGATGTCTGATTTTGAGTATGATTGCTGGCAGCGTAAACGTATTGCACAGCAAGCAAAGTACCGCAAGTGCGGAAGCAAGAGCAAGAAATGCTCAATGTCAACAGACCACATGACGCAAAAACAATGGAAGGAAAGGAATGGGAAAGTTGTGACCGTTAATTTGAACCAGCCAATTACATGGGATGACTTCAAGGCACTGACGGCTTCAATGCAAGAAGAGTATCTCAAACACATGATGGAAAACTATGGCGCTAACGCAACGAGTTTTGCTGCCATGTTCGGAGTGCAACCACTTACGATTCGTCGGCATATCCAAATGAACAAGCTGAATATCAAGTTCCCAGTTGGTCACTCTATGAGTACAGCGCAAAAGGATGCGTGGGATGAATTGCTGCATGGGAAAACATCTGATGAGGATGCCGAAGTAGAAGTAGAAGATGTACCAGCTACCAAGTTGGACGAAGTAGCTTCCAAACAGAGTATGGATATGAAGCGCTTTTCATTGTGCTTTAACGGGAGAATTGATGTCAACATGATTGCGAATTCTTTGCTACATATCTTGGGCGACAATGCAGTTGGAGAGGTTGAAATTGTGTGCAACCTTGGTTGATTTGCCTTGATAATCTGTATCTTTGTGATAGAATTGAATTGAAGGAGTGGTCAAATGGATAACGGTTTTGACTTGAAGTTTATGTCAGACGAGGAGCTGCGAAACGCAATGGATGAGTTCATCGATAGCGTTAAGGACGATGTCGCAGCAGATGAAGAAAAGACAACGGTTTTGAATCCGATGAAGCTGCAGCAGATGCAGTTTGCTCATGCGGCACTAAAATACATTACAAGGGATTCTGACGTTGAAGTTTCCTACAAATTAAATACACCGTTCAAAACGATGGGGAGCATCAGTGTCGAGGGAGAGACGCTGGCTTTTGACAAACCGGAGTGGTTTGCGAGAGTAGCAGAGTTTGCAAACAACATGGAGGTCTATCCATTGGTTAAGAACCGAGTCCGTTTGACATTTACATTCCACGGTCTCACTAAACCGATTGAATAAGAGGAGGCTGGAATGGAGTACACAACTTGCAAAGACTCCGTCATGGAGTTGATTAGCGATGGTTCTAAGGTCTTTGGACGCGACTATAAGATTTCAGAAGAAATGCTTTCTAAAATCGATGAGATTTGTGATGGCGTGGATGAGTTGGTATCTGAAATTGAATGCGAAAGTGTCCATGCAGATATTGAAGAAAAAACAAAGACACTCCGTATTGTCATTGTGTGTGATGAGCTTGAGCTTCACGGGGGAAGAACCAACGGGTTCTTCAAGCTAATTACGAAACTGAACTCTTTTAGCTTTTCAAAGCAGGGTCGAGAGTTCATCAAAATTGAGTTGAACATTTCGAATGTATGGGAGCGTATGAGTGAATGAGAAAAGAAGAGGGCGGCTAAGAGACGCCTTGAAAATGCTGAGCAATGCTGCATCCATTGTGGAAACAGTCTGCGACAGTGAGCAAGACTGTATGGATAACTATCCTGAAAACTTGCAAGGAACAGAGAAGTTTGAGCGTATGGAAGATGCGGTTGATAGTCTCAGTGATGCGCTCGAAAAGATTGATGATGCGAAAGGACATATCCAGTCTGCGTTAGGCTGATGTAGTGGTGGCTTTATGGAACTTGTGATTGCTGTGATTCTCGGAGTTATCTTGCTCATTAAATTTGGGTCAGATAAAAACGCAGTGAGGAACACTCGAAAGGCGTATGACAAGAAACAGCAGGTAATTTCGGAGTGGAAAAGTGTAGTGACAGACCGCAGCCTTGAGCAGCGACTGAAAAGCTTTATCCATAATCCAGACAATAAAGAACAAGTTTCTGAGGAAGTTGCTCCTGTATATGAGGGAATCTTCGCCGGTAAGCAACTTTGCGAGTTGTTTCCAAAAGAACGGTGGTGCAAACCAAAAGCAGGATGGACGCCAGAGTATCACGAGCAAGTCCAGCGAGAAGTATGTATGAAGAACTCAGAAAACGCGCTTAGAATTATGATGGCAAAACGCGGGAAGATTTTGGACTATGACGCAGACAGAAGCGCGTCTTACAGTCCCAGTGTAATATCAAGTGGTATCTCAGCAGACTCTCCATTGACGGCGTATGTTCTTATCTGGTGTGCAAAAGCCATAAAGGAGCATGGGGTACCAAATGAGTTTATTGTTCCATCAATCGGTAAATATGGAGCAGGTAATATCCATTGGGAATTATAAAAAAGTAGGGCGTGAGCCCTACTTTTTCAATCCTCAAACAAATAATCTGGAAGGTCAATTTTTTCTTTCAGCAGCACCTTACCGCAGGCTTTTACAGAACGTCCGCTGTCGGCTGAGACGAAGATGTTTGTATGGCGAAGCTCTGGGTTTGCAGAAACCAAAACCAGATTGTTATTATCATCAAGATAGTATTGCTTACAATACATTGCTCCATCGACACAGAAGATGCCAACATCTCCAACTGAAAGCTCTGCGTCTTTTTTTACATATACCATATCACCATCATGTATATATGGGTACATACTGTTACCTTGGATATAAACAGCGTAGTCTGCTTCCTCTGGTACGGAGCTATCAACAAGAATCATCTCGAAGTCAACCCCGTCGAGAGGTACAGAGCTACCGGCAGCAGATGGAGTAGTATAGCGTGGAATGAATCGCTCGCTGTTGACCTGCTGAAAATCTATGACCTTTGGAACGACACGAATTGTTTTAGCGGCATCGACCCTTTCCTTCTCAAGTACACAGATTGCGTCAACTGCTTTTTTGCCATAGTTGTCAAGAGCTTGATAGCTGGACAATAGTTTTTTTTCGGCAGAAGTGAGAACCAAAGCGTAGTTTGGTGTGTTCTCCAAATGGAAGTCCAGTAGCGTGTCTATCGATATATTGAGAGCCCGCCCGAGAGAAAGCAGCGCATCCATTGCGGGTTTCTTAGCGTTGCGTTCCCAAGCGCGAATTGTAACCGTGGAAACACCTACTGCATCTCCAAGATTTTGCTGTGTGAGGTTCCGTTCTGCACGAAGGCTCTTTAGCCTCTGCCCGAAGTCCATGTTAAAGTCCTCCAAAAAAATAGCCCAAGTTTTGATGTTGACAGACCACTGTGTTTGTGGTAGCATAAAACCGCAACAACTGTTTCTATTGACAGATTAACACAAACAACTGTTTCTGTCAATAATTAAAAAAGGTAGCTCGCCAATATAGACGAGCTACCACAAAACGCACACTGCCATGAACACCAACGTAATAACAGCGTGCAACGACCCGTTAACGACAGGTCGAAGTCATCGTTGACACCACTCAGCAATGACTCACTTGTAGTATAACACGGGATTTCTCGTAAATCAATGGAGGTTTTTACTACAGGATGAAGAAGATAGTCTCAGTCAAGGAACTTAAAGAGTATTGTGAAAACCATAAGCCTCAGCAGATTTCCTTTTACACAGAGAACCAGAGTTGGTATTGCGTCTCAGACCCATGCAAATTCAAGTTATCATTCCCGGTTATGTTGATATGCGAGAACCCCAATATGATTTGCTTGAAATCTGGAGCAAATACCTTATGTTTTGACCGAGTACGTTGTGTCGAGATAGACACTGAAATGACCGTGATTGGAACTGTTTTCACAGTTTTTTGTGGAGGTAGAAACGACAAAGAACA